CCGGTGTTTCGACCCCTTCCTCGATGTTCTCGAGGGCGGGCTTACCCTTCTTTTCCCCTACCTCTTAAGTGAGGTGGCTACTTAACACAGGATTTAGTGTCGGCTTAACGTCTTCTTCTCCTTCCAGGCACGTTGGTGGCAGGCACAGGTATGGTCTGAATAACCTCCCTGGTTCTCGGGCCAGTTACCCAATCCTCCACAGTCCTGATGGCTCCGGGAGCCAGCTGCTGTAGGAAACCTCCAACGCCTGGTATGAGCCCAACCGCTGAGGGTATTACGCCCTTGATGATGTTCCACAGCTTGCCCCAGTCATTGTACGAGGCTGGGTAGCCACTCCTCATCACCATGGCAATGCGCTTATTAACCTCGGCAGAGCGTGGGTCATAGATTGGCGCATCCATCTGTAGGGACGAATAGTCCCCGCTTGGCTGTGAGACAAACTCCAGTCCCACTCTTGTCTCCAACTGAATCGAGGAAGTAGCCTCGATGGCAGTGAAGATCACAACCCCTGTCTCCCATTCATTGCAAATGATGTCCTTGAACCGGAGACGAGATCCGCTGGTGGATCCACCTGGTGTATAGTCATAACCGACAGTCGGCCCGATGGCGTCGACCATCAAGAGCCACCTTGCCTCGGCACTGTCGTGCCAAGGACAGTTGTCGGTGTTCAAGTAGTTGACACTGTAGACACCATCACGGGCAGTGCCAACGTAACAACTTGGATCTGCTGCGGTGATTCCTTTTGAGGTGAAAAACGGTGTGTTGAATAGGGTGAACCTGTACACGCGCTCGGGCTCTAGCGGACGGGTGGCTCTAGGGGTCACCCTAGCCCCCCTCGCAGCTATCCTTCCATCCACACGGTCTACGTGCTTGGCAGGTGTCTCTCCTGTCTCGGGGTTCAAGGGATGATCATCACCGACAGGGGTCCTGTCCAGCACCTTGACCGCCTGGTTCTTGGTGGCCCTCGGGGCTGTCGTGAGGCTCAGCACATCACTGGCAGTGGGGTACTTGCCACACACAACGCTGCCAGCGTTGGTAAGGGTGCTCCCCACATATCGGTACGTGTCGCCCTTGTACGTTTGGCGGACTCGCACAAACTCGTCGTTGACCGTAAATTCCGCTACCGCTGAGTTGTCCACAAACCTGAGTAATTCAGGTGGTACGTGGATCAAAATGTAGATGCCTGCGTCACCTTGACTTGTCTGGGTCCATTGATTGAAGACCGGGCTCGAGATATCTGCGTTAAAGTAGTACTCAAGAGCAACCTCGGCCTCCGGCGAGAGCTCATCGCTCGATCCAGGCGTTGCGACACAGATGTGGTGAATGAACAAGCCGTTCGTGGAGTAAACGAACAGCGACCAATTGTCATCTGTGAAAGGCTCAGGTCTGGAGAGCGTAAAGGTCTCATGGATTTTAAAAGCTCCAGATCGCTTAACAGACCCATCAGTCGGGAATGGACTCGTCTTCCCCCCGTGATATTTGCCGTTGGGGTTCAGGTATGTGCGTGAGTAGTCCAAACCATCAGCTGTGGGCTGGATGACTGGCATTCTGAACCTAGTAGGCCCAGCACTTGGCACCATGCCGATTGGCATCATGCCACGGTTTCGTCGGGGCTTCCCTTGCCGACGTCTTGCGGTTGGTACTAACACTCTAGTTGTCATGGTTAATACCTTGGGTGGGCGGCAACTTGCAAGCGACAAATTCAACGCCATGCTCTCTCCCGATCCGCTCGAACATTTCCTCCATAACGGACCCAGGCATCCGGTCCAGGCCGCACCCGGGCAGGTACGGAACAAAGATTTGGCTGTAACCCTGCTCAGCGCACGTAGTGACAGCATCCCTTGCCGATTTTATATAGGTGGCGTATGTTGCATTGCCTGGAGTGGAGGATCTCACTTTGGTGACGCAGTGCATGATGTTGAAGGGTCCGGCTGATTGCAGTATGACATCACCCAGCACAGGCACTCCTTCGTACTGGGGCCGGCCACACTTAGCCACCACTTGTTTCGCGAAACCAGCACCCATATTGAGGTCAGCAGCCACGAAATGGAGCATGTTCTTAGCCCCAGACTTCCAAATGTCGGCATACCTCACAGATAATCCTGTTCGAGGCATTGTCGCTTGAACGACATTTCTGTTGTAAGATCTGCAGATGGCATTGACGGAGTAGTCAGCTCCAAACGCACTTGTTCGTCCGGCGATATGTTCCACATCTGCTGCACCAAGTCTCGCTTCTCCGGGGTTATCGGGGTCTCCGGAACCATCCCTCCCGACAATAGGAGGTGATCTATTCCCGTCAGCAACCTTCTCCGCGCTTCGTTGCTCAATCGTGATCTCGTCGAGAGCTTCGCCCAGCGCTTGAACATCGGTCCCAGAATCGGGACTCCCTTGTGTAGGTCCCGCCGGGCGTCCCAAATCGTCTGGAGATACGGTCTTGGGTTCTCCAGATACACACCCGTTATTACTGTCGATGTCGCAAGGACCTTCCTCGGGTCTGGCATCATTGTCCACAGGCTCCCCGTCAGTGGGAACGGTTTGTGTTGGCAGAAGAGGATTTGATGGAAGTCCTCCGTGCTCCCCTCCACTTTCATCACATGCCCCAGACTGGACCACCACACTGGTATTAGGCTTGTTGCCAGCGCCAGAGCTGGTTTTTCGACTATCAGTACGTGGTCGTCCCCGTCGTCCAGTATTGTCATCCACACTTTGTTTGAAAGGAGGTTGACGAGTTCCTCCTTTTGGCTTCTCGTAAACTTCAATGAGTTGAGCTGGTGTTGACAGCCACTCATCGCGTGGCCGGGGGAAAGCTTTAAGCTCCCGTTGAACATGTCTATGCCGATTTCTTTGGCAAGCCTTGATAACTCTGTTCGAAAAGCTACCACTATCACAATCACCGCAACACAGTTTCCCAGTGCTGTCGTCATGTCTCCAGACATGACCCCGTCGGGGGCGGTGTAGCTTATCCCGCCTTGGGTGTGGCACCTGTTCATCAGCTGGTACTCTAGGAGTGCTGCGAGCTCTGCGTCTGGCATCATACTCAGATACCATCGATGCATGGTTCTTATCAAGGGGGCGGACACGTGCATATCCCACCTGCTGAGGTCGAGACTTAGGGCTGCTGGCCTGTCCATCATATCCCAGAGACTCTTTAGGTGCATTGCTCTCTGGGTTAGGTTCATTCCTTTGGCTATTAAGCGTTTGTATATGCCCATGGACGCTAGCTGCGGATCCTCGAGGTAGTACAAGTTTTTCTCCACCGCTTTTGTGTAGAGGCCAAGCGCGAGGTTGAATTTTACGGACCTTGCTTGAATCATTCTTGGGTCCCCGTCGCGCAACTTTATTTGCAGTTTTTCCATCTTGACGAAGGCTTTCACCATATGGTCTTTGGGTGCGAGACCTTCGTCCAACAACAGTCCATGGTTCCTCGTGTACAGTCGGCGTTTCGACTGAGGCATCGTGCGTATCAAGGAATGATAGTCCACTATCATTTCTGCAGATGGCATTGACTTGAGCAGCGAGTCCATCGTTCTGTGCAGTAGAGCTATGCTGCCTGGTCGTGACTTTGCTGTCAGCTTGAGGACGCGGTAGTGGAGTGCCCTCAGCTCGTTGTGCACGCAGTTGCGATGTGCTGATATCTGCCACATCGGGTCCGGCCATACGGCCCGGATTATGCTTTTGTTGCTGTCGCACACGTCTGCTGGGGCGGCGTCTTTTGGATACTTGATTGACGCGCCCTCCTTCAGTGCGGGGACCTCCCGGATTGGACTGCACACGGTGGCTATCCGAATCCAATCCAGTTTGTCTCACTTTGGTAAATCGCTCATTGAGAGTAATCTGCCTACCCTCCCCGTTATGCCTCGTCGCATGTACCGGAACATGCGCCACAAGCGGCCCCTTTCTGCCTGGAGGCTGTCTAGGACGAGAAGTTCCTCGTCCGTCGGGACCATCGCTTGTTGGGTACTCACGAGCAGTATCAGCCTCTTCTGCTCGGCCGTCAGTCCCTCCCCTTTGAACTCGTCCTCCAGAAGGCGTAGACACTGGTTCTTCATTGTCATCAGTGTGTCTGGAGTCCTCGAAGTGTACGTGCTTCGCATTTGCAGGAGGGGGACAATCTTGTCGACTATGTCCTGCCTCACCGGCTGCGCGGGACCCACCATCCTCTGTATTGTTGGGGTTTTGGCCGTCAGCCATGACACTGCCGATGTAATTACGGCAAAACCCAATCTCCGCAGGCTGGGTTGGCTCGCTACTGTTCGCGGGAACAGAAGTGTTGCTAACCTGCCCATCCTGTTCCTCTGCAAAAGCTCCACTGCAGATTGAAAGAATGTTCTCGTGGGGACAATTCTGTAGTTTGCAGTAAGAATGGTTGTAGGGAGCAATGCATTTATAAACGCTAGCCCTTTCTTTGGAACAAATGGAGAGAGTAAGGGAGTAACATCCCATTTTAGCTTGAGGTTTATGGGTGGAACCCACTTCACAGTATCTCGCAAAAGCTTTGCGGTAATGAGGACGGAGAGGCCTGCAAACATCATTGATGTCCACGATGATCGAGCCACCGTTCCTAATGTGCTTAGCAAGGAAACAGTTTTCGTCTGACTGTCCTCCACAGTCAGGGCAGGCTTCTTGCAGTCCGCTGTTAGGCTGGGTGAGCCACCTCTCGACCTTGGCATAGCCTGGTTCTCTTTCCCCCTTTGGGAGGCCAAGCCTCCTTGACTCGATAGCCCGCTTCTTTCTTTCCCTAGGCCGAATAGATCGTCCAAGATCTCCGAGTCTTGTTGCACAGGCGACGAGGTTTTGGGTGGGGAGGGACTCGTCTTCTGGGACGAGTCCGCGCTCAAGGCTGTGGCTTCTTGCATACTGGTCGAGGAACTGCTCACACTGCTCACTGAGGAGGGAACATCGCTCTCTCGGCCATGACGCGGGGGTATCAGGGAAGCTACCTGACTCACGTAATGCTGGAAATCGTCCCAGCTTTCCGCAGCATTCAGCCCATTGGCTAAGGATCTTGGCATATAAAGTGTAGGCTTGATGCCGCGCTTTGGCGGGGCCTCCGGTCCCCGCAAGTTTTTGGCCCCATTGCAGAGGTCCCCCCCTTGTGGTTGCAAATGCAACCCCAGAACTGGCCGGCCCACCGTTGCCTTCTTCCTGGGCCTGTTCTGTAGGCCCGGTTGGTGAAAATCCTCAGGTCCCGGATTCGCTTCGACGTCGCCGTCGATGGTGAGATCGCGAACACACTCGGTGTGACGCATAACGAACAGCAGCTCTCCAACCTTCTCAACCCTGTAAATTGGGTTCAGGTGGTCCCTTGTCCACTGGACAATGCCGCTGTCCATGCCTGAGGAGACATAAATGTCCTCCAACGAGGTTATTGGGAGATATAACTCCCCCCAAACCTTGGCGTACCTAACGCCATTCGATGGGTTAGTCATCCATTGCATGTTCTTCTTTGCCCTCGCTGGGGCTGCAATGACCCATCGGTGATACTGCGGGAATCCTTTGGTTCCCTCGACATATGCAGCGAAAATCCGCCGCATAACGGATTTGGTTGTATCGGCTTCCCGATTACTACAACCTGCCTTTTCAGGCGGGGCGGTTGTACCGCTTATACTCTTTGAC